AACCCCTATTATTGGGCTTGCTGTAGGTGCTACGCTATCCGACAAGCCCAAACCAAAACTACCCGCTGAAACACCCGTAAACCCATCCCAAACAACTTCCTGACCAACTTGAGCATTTGTACTTTGGTAGCTCTCTGTAGTCGCCTGAATAGAATTGGAAATAAAGCCTTGAGATGTAGCAACAACTTGGTTAGTAGCGTTATTAATTGCGACAGTTTGCGATCCGCCAATACCATAATTTGTTAATGTAGTGATTGAGCAAAAAGAGCTGCCACCCCCAACAGAACGCCCTGCTCTCATTGGCTTAGCTGAGATCATTTTTAGTCACCACTTGCGATTAAAGGAGTAAATTGAGTAGCGCCATCCATTCCAGCCGCTTGAAACTCAAAGTACTCTATCTGGAAACCGTTTATTTCTCTGCTCAGAGGTTCATTTGAAACTGATAAATCAATCACCCAAGGAGTATCGACACCAGCAACATCAATGAAAACAGGTTCAGCTGTAGGTCGGCCTATTGTTTTAGCCAATACCGTTATAGTTCCCGCCGTTGAATCGCCTGGATTAATAGAAATAGCATGGCGTACACATTGACCGCCCATTTGTGCAGGGCTACCTATTCCAGTCCCGTCTGTACCATCGAGAGGCACCTGAACTGTTGTATTTACATCAGCTGAACGCGATGATTGTAGATTAAACATGATTAAGACCTCTTTTTAAATAATATTACCATTGTTTACGCATTTTCCAAGGATTCAATATAAGCATCTATTTCTTCCTGATCGGTGCATTTTTCCCAGCCAGATTCGTTCTCACCGCTATCACTATCTACAGGAATAGCATTTCTCGCGCAATCTGTGATATTTCCGTCAGCATCTCTTTTTACATACATTTTATAATTCCTCCAAATCATCTACATAGCCGAGGTTTCTGATAGAAATCTGAAGGCTAGAGCTTACGGTGTTGTCTTGCGCCCTGTATCTTATTTGGCTATTAGCATCAGTTTTGATTCGATTAATAGTTATATTTCTAGCAACAGTGCCGTCACTACCGCCGCCGGTACTTATTGCCTCAGTCTCTACAGTGCCGTGATACAGCCCAAAAACATTAGTCTGTGATACTTGGCTAAGCGCTAAATTTAAAGACCCTCCATTGCCCGCACTTGAGCCTGTCTCTACTTTAACCAAGCAACTAAGAATGGATTGCTGATTTGGTGGAGTGGTCAGGGTAATTAGCGCCCCACCAGTGCTAGGTGATGTGGTATTTAGATCAGGCGTTGCCGGTGTCTCATCGAAAATATATTCACCCTTACCGTTTGGGATGAATATTGTAAAATCTCCCGATCCGTTGATATATCTCCATCCCACTCTTCGGTAATTTATGTAATTATCTCCAGAAGCATCAGATAGCAAATCTGTAGCCGTTGCCGAATAATCATAGCCTATATCAGTAGTGCCATCTGCCTTACCTATGCAAAAAACTCTGATCCATGTGTTATTAACTAAAGATACAGCGCTAGGGACACCACTATTGCCATTACCTTCAACCCATCCACCACCAGCATTCGTTTTTGCAAGCGCAGAGGGTAGGGTCAAAAGATTGGATTTAGTCGAATCAATAATAGAGCCGGCACCCACCGTAACCGTTGAGGCGTTGGTAGAATCTAAAACAAACCCATCATAGCTGCTAGCACTTGAAACAATGGCCAACATAGTACGAACAGTAGCTAAATCAAGGTTTTCAATCTCCCCCGTTCCCGCACTGTCACGCCCTCTAATCGTTTGTGTGGCGACTTCTTTTAGAATGTTGTCACCAACCGTATTATCAATAAATTGCGCCTCAGCGACCTTGTAGGGGTTCTGTAGCTCTAAATTACCGGCTGAAGTGTTGTAGATGAACTCTAACTCATAACCCGCTGGACCTAAGTCACCAATTTCCAAAGCAGAACCACCACGACCCACTATGTTTAAAGTGCCAAGCGCACCAGGCGCATAAGTTGGGTTAGTAACCGTATTAGGCCCCTGAGAATTACGAACAGGAAAAGTCATTCCATCAAAAAGCCCTGTTAAGGCTGGAGAGTAAGAGCCTGTTAAAGCATCAGCCGTACCCGCCGCAATAACGTGAATGGTTCTCTTTTTATTGTTGTTCTCTAAAGTCTCATACTGATTATTGGCAGTAGGATCTGAAACATTAGTATGCCTAAAGCCTCCCATTGGTAGATTTCCAGTAGGAGTTGTTTGACCGTCTTTAGCAATCGAATTAGTGATAGCATCGGCCATATCTTGAGCTTCGGTGTCCATGAAGTTCGTTTCAATATTGACCCCAGCCGTATCTTGCTGCTCAAAGACATTAGGGCCTGTTCTCACCCCGTCTGTGCGTATGTAAGTACCTAAACCATTCCTAGGCATTAGACCAGCCCTCCCGATTTGAATACCCAGCGATTTGAGTACCACTTAGTTCTATTTTTGTTTGTTCCTATTTTGAGCCTCATAGCAAAACTATAGCCCCAACCACAAAGCCCTACATATTCGTCTGTTCTTTCAGTACCACCGCCCCAAGGTGATCCCCAAGGCGAACCCCAAGGGGTCGAAGCCGTTTGAACTATGTTCGTAGAGGACGGTATAGCTGGAACCTCCATATCTGAACCTATAGTGATATTGTCGGCTAAGTCGCCGTTAATGTCCAAAACAGGCTGTATCATGGTGACTTGTTTTTTATTGGCCCGAGCTCCTAAATAGTTAAATGCGGTTATTCCGTCACACTCGATATTACTACCATCATCATCAAAGCCAGTATCAGCAATGTAAACAATACCATCTCCACCAAAATACAAATCGTCATTAAACAAAGACCAGCTAAAGGCGTTCATGTTAGTGAATCGACACCATGCACCAGTACGAGTATTAACAACATACTGCTCATACATATCCACATTAACCGGAACATTGAAAAGGACCATTGATTGTCTTGGATAGTAAATAGGCTCCCAACCAAACTGAGGGCCAAATATAGCCGTCTGGGTAGTAAAGGCATTCTTAATCTTATCCGTGATAGCTCTATCAAAAGCCGCTGTGCCTAAAGCCATAATGGATTGCATATCAACCACACCAGCCCGAGTAAATACCCAAAGGTTTGCACCGTATTTAAGAGTACATCGAGTAGATAAAGGCTCAGCACCCCTGAAAATACCCACTAATTGAAAGTTAGTAGCAGGGTCGCCGGTATAAACTAGGATTTCACCGGATGACATAATAAACGCAATCCAGTCATCAGCACCCGACCCAGAATCCCGAGTCCATGTACCTACTGATATTAATGTGCCTCCAAACTGGCCTACACGACTCAGAGGGAACTTTGTAAGCACACCCCCTAGCGTATTTATTGCTGAGTACCAAACGTCCTGAGTGTCTTTCTCAACGTACCAGACACGAGATCGGTAAACCTCATTATCTATTAAATCCTCAACCGCTAATCCAGTACCGGAAATAGTCAAAGCGGATAATGTTGAACCATCCCACTCTTGAGGGGCATCAAAACCATTAACCAGACCAATTTTTCCATCAAAATTAACAGACTGCCATCGAGCAGTAATAAACCCAGATCCTAAAGTGACAGGGGTGCCCGTTGTAATGTTATAGATAAACTCATCAGCCGCCGCTAATAGTTGACGTTGAACACCGTCTTGGAATTCGCCAATAAACTCAACTTGACCCGCTAATCCTTCAGCAAATCGGTTGTAACCTTGTCTTGATACAACAGAATCAGTGGTAGGAAACCAATTGACTAAGTCTATGGCATCCTCTTTGGGCATATCGTCCCATTCGTCCCGAGCATTCCAACCGCCTACGGGAGCCTGAACGGGATAAGCACGACCGACCCGAGGCATTAGGAGAACCCTGCGAAATTGCCATCAGGAACATTAACACCAATGAAAGGCATTCGAGGTCCAGACATCCTGACCGTTCTAGCACCATTATCATTAGCCATGTGTGTTCTTAATTCGACCTCAAAATCCATTTGGTCTTGCTGGTAGTCCAATCCACGTTGTTTTTTAATCCGATAGACTAAACCAGACGACATTAAATCCCGATCAAATCGAGAAACATCATCATCCGCTAAAAAACGCTCTTGAGGTGTACCTCCAGCTGAATCAACCCATGTTTTAGTGCGGAACTCATAGAAAATCTCATTTCCAGCGTTCACCGTATCAATAGGCTGCTCAAAAACAATCTCACTCTCTTGGATTCTAGCCCTGAGATTCAATCCTTGAATGAATATCCATCCTTTGTAGTATTGCCACTCAGAGGGCGTGAGAGCCAGAAGAACGGGTCTACGAGTATCCCTGTTCCACATGGTCTCGGGGGAATAAAAAAGAAGTTGAGAGGGTATAGGGTAGTTTTGCTGCCCCATAACGAGGGTGATACTCCCCTCAACTTGAGTTTGCTGCCAGTTGTGAGCTTTTAGAATGTCGTTCCCTACTCGATTAGCCAAAGCCAATAAGGTTTCAGCCTCGGTACTTGAATTACCAGCAACACTTGTGGGGGTTTTAAACCCAACCTGTGCCATTGCATCCTGTACGATCTCGAGTAGAGTACCTGACATTGTTAGCCCTCAGTCTTTTTCGATTTCTTAGC